CCGCACTGTTGAACGGAGACCCTGCGGAAGTGCCCTTCACGTCCGCACCCGCGACCACCGTGGTGGAGGCGGTGACGGCGACGGGGGCGTTCTCCGCAGGAGCCTGGAACGGTTCGACGCCGGAAGCAGTCATCGCCGTCTTCTCCTCTTCACTGGTTCCCGTTGCCTGGCCCTCGGCGGAGGCCGCTACGGCTTCCGGCGCTGGTGCTGGCGATGACGTATCGGTTCCGGCGTCCGCCGGAGCATCCCCACCGGCCGGCTCGGCCGTGGTCGCATCGGCCGACGGAACTTCCGCCGGAGTCTCGGCCGGCGTGTCCGCCGGAACTTCAGGGGGAGTCTCCGCGACCGGGGCCTCGGGCTCGACCGGCTCGGTCGACGCCTTGACCGGTTCGACCGGAGTCTCGGCCGGCTTCTCCGGCTCGGCTGGCTTCTCCGGCTCGGCCGACGCCTGGACGGGCTCGGCCGGAGTCTCGGCCGGCGCTTCCGGTTCGGCTGGCTTCTCCGGCTCAGCCGGTGCCTCCGCAGCAGCGGCCACCAGAGCGGCCTTGTGCTGAGTCGCGGTCTTGGCGGCGGCCAGAGTGGCCTTCATGGTCTCGACATCGCCAGCGGCCTCTGCCGTCTCGAACTCGGCGTACGCCGACGCGATGAGAGCTTCGGTCTCGTCCAAGGTCAGCTCGGACAGGCGCTCGATGCCCTGGGAGATGGACTCGTTCACGGCAGAACCTCCGTTGATCGATCGCTTCAGACCAAACGGAGGTACCGGAGATTCCGGTCGCTCAGATCGAATGGTCGCACGATCGTCGAGTGGGACGCAACTACTGCTGAGCTGGGCTGAGCTGGATCCGAGCGTTCATCGGAATATCGGCAGAGATGGGCCAGGACAGTCCCTCGGCACCTGCGGAGGTCGTCTCGCCGTTGCCAGCGACCACGGGAGTGCCTCGGACCTTGTCCTCCAGCACGGTGATCCGATCCTCCATCGAGGCGACCATGGCGCGGATCTCGTCTTCACGACGGACCTCACACATGGCCGACACGCCGGCCGCCACCAGTGCGTAGACCTGACCGGAGGCCACCATCGCCCGAGCCACCGGGAAGCCGGGGCTGTTGACCTGGCAGATCGCGACCAGTTCGTGGCCGCCGTTGATGAACCGCCAGTCACCGGAGGGAGCGGAGGCGCGTAGCGCGCGGATCTGGGAGGCGGTCAGGCCGGGTCGCAGCCCGCCGGAGACCCAGATGCCGTACTGGTCCTCGCCGACGTTGAGGTCGGCGACGGCCGAGGAGGTGTTGTCGTAGTGGGCGACGGCCTTACCGGCGGTCACCGGTCGTCCGTTCTGGTCCTGGATCGCGGCATGGCCGCCGACGAGAGTGAGCTGACCGACCGGGACGTCGTCACCTTCGGCCGTGGCCACCACGCCGGTCTTGAAGAAGGCGTAGTCGTGACGGCTGCGCGGCGGCCGAACACCGGGGAGACCGGTGTGCTCAGCGTCCCAGGGGGCGATGTGGCCGAAAATCCGCCCGTCGGAAGTCACCGTGATCGGTGTCACTCGATCGAGCCCGGGGTTGGAGAACCACTCCTTGGGAGGGGAGAGCAGCGTGTCGTCGCCTGCGGCTGCGGTCAGAGCAGTGACGAGCTGCGTCGCCTCGGTGACCTCTTCGTGCACACCGTCGGCAAGCATCGACGACTCCTTCGAGATCTTGCTATCGGTGGAATCGAGTGCTCAGCTTGCTGCTGGGCCAAACGGTACATCATGACGGGTCTCGCCCCACATGATTGACACATGGGTGAACGCCGTCTCGATCGTCGGGATGTCGAGCGAGTTCAGGTCCATCCCGCCATAGAGCAGAGTCATGTGCGGCGTGAAGCCGTGATCCCTGGCCACCCGGTACGGACTGTCGTCGAGGGCGGCGATCAGCATCGCGCGGGACTCCGGCAAAGCGGGAATGTCGATCGAGGCGTAGACCACAGGTTGCTCTGAGCCCGGCCCGGCGTTGAACCGGCCGATTCCGGAAACCTGTCCGACCAGCGGCGGGTGGGCCCTGGCCCACTCGGTTACTCGTTCGATCAACAAGTCGGGACTCGTCTCGGTCTGCTCGTCGAGCTGCCCAAGATAGGCCAGGGTCACATGCAGCTCGTCAGGCTTCTCGCCGCCGTCGAGCGCGAGCGCGTCGGCCAAGTTGGGATCTGGGTAGAGAGCGACCATGATGCCGGTATTAGCTTCCGAGTCGGCTGAGGCACGCACAGCGTTGACTCCGGCCCGGTGCAGCTTGTCCCCGGTGAACAGGCCGGTCCGTTCTCCATGACGAAGCTGGCAGTAGCCGGCGGCACGCGGCCCCATGTACTTGAAAAGCTGCCGGTAGCAACGGCGCCAGTCGCCCTTGGTGCCCCACCGGATCTTCAGCGCGCCCTTGCCTCTGGTCCAGTACCGGCGCAGCCGCTCGGCGCCGCCACGGTTGCGGTCGGCGCCACCGAGCGCGGGACCGGCGGCCACGAACGGCAGGTCGTCCAGGTCCATCCGGACGTGACCGTTGACCGAGCTGCGGTAGAGATCCCGACGAGCCCACAATGTGGTCAGTTCGTGGATTCGCTCGACCGACGCGAGCAGGGTCCGGTCGTGCTCCCGGTCCCGGTCCGAGTCCTCGCTCCCGATCGACTCGATGACGTCGGCAAACACGGTGTCGATCGAGGCGACCAGGTCTAGGACCTCATGTGCGGGTTGAGGGTCTGGATCCTCGATAGTGTCCGGAATGTCCGAAGACTGAAAGGTCGGCTCATGGATCGAATCCACCTGGGCCAGGACATTCCGGGCAGTATCCTCGTCCATTTCCACGAGCGTGTCCGGAAAGTCTTTGCGGAGCCAAGTACTTGTCGTGCCCTCGTCGACCCACTGCCCGCCGGCTCTGACCGACACCGACTCGCCGGAGATCCGCAGTACGTCGAGCACCGCAGTGGAGTCGATCTCGTCGACCAATGCGTAGGTGGCCGCGCCCTCGACCTCGGTCGGCATCCCGGTGGTGGCCAGGACCGCCGGCAGGAACGCCACCGGGTCAGCGTAGGACAGCAGCAGCCTGTCGCCAGCGGAAATCGCTGCGACAATCTCGGCCAGCATCTCGGTGTCGGGCTCGACCGCGTGCAAGGTGGAGATCTGCTCGAAGTCGGCCGGCTCCCAGCCGTCTCTCGGGTGCCAGATCTCCCAGGTTCCGTCTTTGGTTCTGGCGATGTCGGTGACGATGTCCGGATCTCCCGACGCGCACAGGCCGACGTAGCGGTGCTTGGGACCGTGTTCAATCGAGGCCAGCAGATCGGCGTGCGAGCGTCGCTGTTCCTCCTCGATCCCGGACAGGACTCGCTCGGTCCACTCGCGAGCCTGCTCGCCGCCGGCCAGCGAGGACAGGATCAACTCTCGACACGGGTAGCCGTCGTCGCCGGGCTGCCAGCCCGTACCGGGAGCGGAGGCAGCCGCAAACATCCGGTTGAGCCGGTTCAGCTCGACGACGTCGACTGGCCCCCCAGCCGCCAGCAGGGCGGCCGAGTACTGGTGGACCTCGGGGACATCGGTTCCGTAAGCCCTCGCCCACCGCACACCCTGAAGAGCCTGCTCGACAACCTCCCGAGGGATCGGATAGGTGCGGGCAGGACTCGACGAGGTGACAACGACATCAGAGGGCACGAAGGGCGTCCATCCGGAGTCGGAGCATCTCCGCGCTCATGTCGTGCGCCTCGCTGGACTCGATCGCCGCCGTGATCCCCCACGCATCGGGCAACATCGAGACCGCTCCGAGGGAGCGAGCCCGCCGGATGATGTGCGCCTTGGCCTTCACCTTGTCCTTGGCCCGGCCGAACGCCTGGATCGCGCGGCGCAGGTCGGCCTTGTCCTTGATCGGGAACGCGCCGGCCGATGTGTCGGACTTGTACGCCTGGCCCTTGGCCACGGCCTTGCGTCGCTGCTCGGCGGAAAAGTCGCCTCCGTAAGCGGCCACCAGAGGCTCCCAGGGCTCGCCCTCGGGAAGCAGCTCCGAGGCCCGCAGCGCCACGGCCCGCTTGGCGACGTACCAGGCGCACTCGGGGTTGTCAGCAGCGGCCTCGATGGCAGCAGGAAGGTCATCGGCTGTCGCGATGACCGGGATCACGTCTCCCAACACGGGACTACCCCTCAGGAGTCAACTGCGCATCGGTGGAATCGACGGTAGCAGCCTCGGGCTCGGTTGTAATGGAGTCGTCGGGGCCGCGTCGCTTCTCCGTCGCGGAATCGTCCGGCTTCAACAGCGACACGGTGTTCTCGCCGAACAGGGTCGGCAGCACCTGCCGAAGGATCTCAGCCGCAACCTCCGGCGGCAGGTTCTTGGTCATGTTGTCGATGACCATCCGCATCGCGATCTCGCGCTGCGAGGGTGCGTGCACGTCGGAGAACCCGTTGGCCCGGCGCCAGGCGTCACCGGAGATCAGCATCTTGTCGTAGCCGGTCGTGGCCGCCTCGGCCGGGTCGACCCGGATGACGACATCGGTGGGGTCGTACCAGGACACGATCCTGGCCAGGATCTCCGGATCCAAGTCCGGGAACTTCGCCGCGACTCCCGGCCGGATGTAGACCGAGGTGATCGCATCGACAAGCATGATCGCCGACGGTTCGATGTGGATCTTGTAGAGGTTCTCGTCGATCACTCCGGCGTTGGAGTACCGGACGTTGTCGAGTCCCGAGACCAGTTCCTTCGGGATGTCGATGCCGTTGAGCACGCGCTCCAGCGCCTTGTCCGCACGCTCGACCAGGAACTGGTCGGACTTCCGCTCGAACAGAATGTGCTTGATCTTCTCGCCGAGTTCCTCCGCCCCGGTGACCACCATCGGAACGACCCCGGTGCCGGCGTCCTCGTTGGTGATCGGCGTCGTCATGGCGTCGAACAGCTCGTTGAGGAACTGAAGGGTCTCGTCCTCGGCGACCTCCTTGTCGTCGGTCACCGAGGCGCCGGCCACCGACAGCCCGTCCGGGACGAACAACATGCCGGCGTTCATCCGGGACCGGGCGATCGAGCGAATCATCCGCTGGAGGGTGAGCAGCTCGTCGCACGGTTCGTTCAGGGCGATCATCGACGAAGTCGGCTCGCCGGACCAGCGCGGGTGCTGCTGCCAGATCCGGGCGATGTACGTCCCTTCGGGAAGCTCGCGCTCAGGCTCGCCCGTCGCAGCCTGTCCGACCCGGGTCTCCTTCAGGATCAGGATTCCGTCGGAGCGGCGGACCTTGATCTCGGAGGTGGACCGGATCGAGTACCGGCCGTCGATCTGGACCAGGTACATCTCGCCGGGGACCGACCGGTTGAGTGAGAACGTCCGCCACAAGCCGGCGATGCCGCCAGGGCCCGAGCCCAAGTTGGCGATCATGACGTCGATGTAGTCGAGCACCTCGTCGGGGATGTCCGGGACCTTGGCCGCCTCGTCCGTCTTCTCGTCCTCGGCGCTCTGGTCGTCAGTGTGGTGGCGCAGTTGCACCGTCGAGGTCGGAGCAGCGTCCGGAGACACGACCACGCCACCGTAGAGCCGTAGCCGGCTCATGATCGACGCGAGCTGACCGAAGCCGTAGTTGATCTCACCGATGGCGTCGTAGTACTCCCACGCCTCGTTCTGCCACTGGTCGTACGGCCGGTTGGCCATCTCCAAGATCGCACCGGCCGACTTCAGGTCGATCCGCTGGGCGGCAGCGGTGATCGCCCGGTCCTGCGAGTAGGGAGCGGCGGCGGCCGGGCGGTAGGTTGCCATGTCGACCACGGACGACGGCTCTCGGGACAGCAGGTCCAGGACGCTCACTCGGTCACCGTCCGATCGAAGCAGTCATGCCAGCCACCTGGGAGAACGCCAGAGCCATTGCAGGAAGCATGACAGCCGGGTTGGAAGAATGCCACCAGGCCAGCAGAGCCGCCGCCGTGCCGAGGTAGATGCTCACGCACCACGGGCAGGTCAGCAGGTAGGCCAGCTTGCCGTCCTCAGGAACTCTGTCCAGGACCCATTCCCGAATCGGTTCGGTGATCTCGTCTTCGACGATCAGCCCGGTCAGACGGACCACCGCCAGGGCGATGACGAGCAGCGCGACCGGGTCCACGATCACCGACTCAGTCGATCAGCGACCTCGTATACCTTCTTGGCGGCTCTCGACACGCCTGCTGCGGCAAGCCTGCCGGCGGCGGCCAGTACGGACCTCACGCCCTTCATGCTGCCTCCTTCGTCGAGACCTCAACGGTGCTCCAGCCTAGACGGCAGCGGCAGTTGATCCACTCCTCCGGAGGCGCGGTGCGGTCGCCGGGGTAGCGAAGCGTGTTGCCGGCGGTCGTCCGCCAGGGATCACCGAGCGCGCGTCGTTGGCCCTCCAGCCCCCGGTGGGTGTCTCGGACCTTGTTGTCCAGCCTGGTCCGCCAGACCCTCGACCGGAATCCCAGCAGCGGCGCGAGCCTGCCCTGGAGAAGGGATGTCACGGTGGTGATCAGAGTGGCCGCGATGTGTGCCAATCGGACAGCCCGTTGCGGCGACCCGGCGCCGGACAGCAGCTCGGGGTC